TATAAGACCAGTCTGGGCCATCGGAGGCAGCGCACGTTGCGGCAGCGGCAAAACCGCGCCCTGACCGTCCGTTACGTCAGGATTGACCTCCAAATAAGGCCAATTCTGCGTGTTTGCGGTCTTCCACTGGGTCTCATACCCTTCAAACTGACCGCCGTAACCGATAAACGGAGCCTTCGGAGCCAGCGCCAGCATCTCTGCCTCTTGGCTCGTCCAGTAGTTGTACATCCGTTGTGCATCTTTGGCGTTACGCACCAAGCCGCTGATGTAAATGCGGCCCTCAACCTCGTATTCGTTGCCAATTACCCGCACAACCGGGATACAACTACCCGCCCACTCCTGTTCTTCAAGGATTTCGTAGCCGTTAATCTTGCACCATTTGATCTTTTTGCGATCTGCTTGGCGTGATTTCTTTGGTTTGCCGTAAACCTGGCGCAATTCTTTGTCTTCCGGCGTTCCTTCAAAGGCAGTGACGTTGCCGGGATACAAATTCAGAGTTTGCTTGTCGTATTCAATATAGAAATACTCAGCAATACGAATTGTGTCCGTATTTAGCCATTGGCCTAGGTTCTGGTCGCCAACACCCAGCGTTTCTAGCGTGGACAAAGGCGACGCATTGGGGAAAATCCGGTGATATTCCTCTTGGGATAGATCCTCGGTGATAAAACACCATTTGGCATCCGAACCGCACGGGTCTTGGATCAACGGATCCATGTAGACCGAGAAACTATTGCGTACCCGCGCAATCTTAATGTCCTGATCAAACGTATTGTCGTCGCAATACTCAGTCAGAATCCTGATGTAGCCTTCGCCATAAGCAACCTGATTCTCGCAAGCCGTGTCATAGGCCACATCAGCATCCGAGATGTACTCAATATGCCGGATCATGCCGTTGAAAATCTCGGCAACCTCTACATCCGCGTCGTCATTAACCGGAATGACCTTGACACTAGGCCGGTTCTGGCGCTGATCGTTCGTAATCTGGTGAACGTGCTGCGGCAGCTTATTGATCGTCAAGCAAGGACGAGCGTTAATCGTCTGCCCCTGCACCGCACCGCGGGTTGCCAGCACATCTGCCGGCCATTGCCACTGGTTATCAGGGCTACCGGCATAAAAACGAAGGTCGTCCAGCTCGTCTTCGCGTGACTCCGAATACGCCGAAATCGCCATTGAGAGGCGATCCCGCGCCGTTGACAGCACATCCGAGTCACTCTTGAGTGGCTTGCCACCCAGTGCGACGTTGCCAACAGCGTTTATTCCGGTGTAGTCAGATGCCATCAACACTTCCAGCGTTTAAGTGACGCCTTGGCCCGCTCCGCATCGCCCTTGGCATGGGCCACAACCCCTTCCATCCTGGCGCAAAAGCTAGACTTGCGGCCCTTGTCGGCCTCTGTCTTGGGGTTTGGAGCTGGCGCTTTCAAATTGCTGCCAGTCTCACGATTATACTTTTCTCGACCTTTTTCGGTCAGGCCAGCGCCCTTGCTAACCGGCAACTTCTCGCCGCGACCGACGGATAGCGACACGCCTTTCTTCACTTTTTCTTCGCCGTCTTAGCAGACTCTTTAAAGTCCTTGGCCGTTGGCGCACCAGCAGAACCGGGTTTACGCATCTTCTCGCCGCTACCGGCCTTGATGCGCTCCTGCTTGGCGTGAATATTGGCGTAAAGACCCTGCTTCATTTCTTCTTCGCCGCTTCACGCTTGGTAGCGTAGGCAATCGCCACGGCTTGCTTGACCGGCTTACCGGCCTTGACTTCAGTCTTTACGTTCTCTTTGAACGCTTTAGGCGAGGCAGATTTCTTAAGCATTGTTTATGATCCCATCCAAGACCCAGACATTGTAGACCCACTAGACCTTATGGTTCTAGGCGGCTCTTTGTATTCCCGATGTGCCACCGGGTAGGCAAACGTCACGGCCAGCGCATCCGCCGCATCCGGGCTTGCCAAACCCCTAGCCTTCATCTCTTTCTTACCCTCAAGAAAGATCGTACCCGCCGAGTTCGGCTTTTTCATAGGGCCAATCAGATCGGCCTTCAATTGCCGATCCTTTGGAATGCTGGCAGATCGTAACCAATCACGCATCGCGCCCCACATCTCTGCCCGCTTATTGCCCCACATCACAGGGTTTTTGGCTTTCCAGCCAAAATTAACCCCACGCACCTTATACCGTTGCTCCGTTAATCTGTCAAGCACGCCATACCCCAAACCGCCCTCATCAATTACCGTCAAAGTCGGCTTGTATTCGTCAATCGCGTCAATCACATTACCCACCGTGGTCATCGTGTCATCACCACGAAAACGCTTAATGGCAATCAAATCCCTGCCCTGCCTTACCACAATCACCGTCGCATCCAAGCCGCCCCTTGCCGGATCAACGCCAATCACAATTGGCGCAGTCTCATCCTTGTACTTGGCTCGATCCATCGCCTCGTCCACTATCCTCGGGGCAATAAACTGATCATCACCACTGGCCGGAAACTCACCATAAACCTCAACCCGCGCCTGCGGCGAATCCTCGCCATACTCGGCAATAATCTGCTCGTAAGTATTCTTGTCCGTTCCCTCCACCTGCCTCGCGTCTATCTGCCGACCCTTCCAGAAGTCGCGTTTGCCGTGAAAAGTCTCAAAGAAATACCCTTGGTTGCGCCGAGGGTTGCTAAACGCAAACCAATAACGATCCAAAATATTCTCAGTGAAAAACCCAGCACCCACCGCCCAGATCGGATCGGGTATACCGCTGGCCTCGTCAAAGATCAGCATCATTCCGTCGTGGTTGTGAACCCCGGCATAAGCATCTGGGTTCTCTTCACTCCACAACTTGCCCTCTGCTGCCCAGTAGCGCGTCCCCTTCTTCAAATCCCGCTCTACCAGTTCCGTTAACCACGCAGCCGGCACGATCTTGGTCGCACTAATCTCCCACCAGTAGCTGTTGATGATCATCGCCTGCCACTTGGTCAACTCACCCCAAGTTACCGAACGTAGCTGGCTCTCGCTGTTGGCACTCACAATCACCGTTGAGCCAATCCTCGTGGTGAGCATCCACAGAATCAACCAACTCACCAACGCAGACTTGCCAATACCCCGTCCGCTGGATACCGCCTCGCGCAGCGTCTCCATGTCGGTCTTGCCTTTGTTCGCCCTAATGTGCGCGGCGATGTCTCGCAGGATCTCGCGCTGCCACTTTCTCGGCCCACTAAACTTGGCAAGCGGCGTGTTCTCTTGTCCCCACGGAAAGGCAAACAGCACGAAGGCTTCCGGGTTGTCGGCAATCGTCGGCGACCAAAGTTTGGTCATCAGGATCTGTTCGTCTTCGGCGCTGTATCGAGTTTTTTGCATGGTTACCCCTTAAACCGCTTCCCAAAGCAACTTCTGCCCGCGCAAAAGTTCATCAGTGTCAATCCTTGGCCTGCTTTTGCAGTTCCAGTTGCCGCCGCCACGCTCGCCAACGCAGTTCCATCCGGACGCCTTCAGACTAGCGCCACCCTCTGCCGGTAGCGTGTAGGTAATCAACCTTTTGTACCCAAGCGCCTTCGCCGCTCGCCAGGCGGCACCGTACAGCATTGAGCAAGCGTTCTTGGTTCCATCCGTACAGCAGCGGTTTACCTCAAGCACCCAACCGTTATCCAGATGCCTAGACACTGGCCTGCCGACAATCGCCACGCCAACCACCTTATCGCCATCGCTCACCGCAATAGAAAACTTGTGGCCAACCACCGGGTTGTGATGCCGGTGGTTTACCTCAACAAAGGCATTTGCTTCTTCAAGCGAAATCGGGGTGATCGATAGGGTCATAAAAAAATAAAAAAAATTCGTGCGGCCCCACCGTTACCGTGACCGGGCGCCCGTCGGCCCTCCCCGGCCCCCTCGGCGCGTGGCGGGAGCCGGTCGCCGGCCCTGCCGGACCTGATGCGGGAGCCGTAGGAGGAATCAAATCATTGCGCTAACCCGTTGATTTCATTGCGTTTTCCTCACCGCGGTCGCCCATGTTACCCCCGATGTTACCCCCTATGTGGTCAACCGTAACGGGCGTAACCTCAACCGTAACCGGCTCAGTTACGGTTAGTAACGGCGTGTCCTGCTCGACGATCTCGGCCTCGAGCAAGCGTGCTTGCGCCTGGGCGAGCGCGTCGGTGATGGAGATGTTGCCGCTCACCTCGATCTGACGCGGTGCTTCGGTCCAGCGCATCTGCGTCTTGGTCCACCAGATCAGGCTGGCTACGTCGCCGGACATGGCCTTTTGGTAGAGCGTCTTGCCGATGCCGGCGTGAGCTTTGGCGCGTCCTTGCTCAAGGTTTTCCTTGAACCGATCACGCAAAGTCGAAACGCCGATCCCGCCGCGGATCAACGCAGCGATGTGCGCCTCCGCAACGCCATAGCCGGCCATTGCCTCGACTTGCTTGCGTTCTTCGTCCGTTGGCTCAAAGCGAGGGCGGCCCGAATTCGGCCTCGCACCGCCATGACGATTTTGTTGTTTCTGACTTTCAACTTCCATCGTTTGCTAACTCATTGAATGTTTTGGAGTTTTCCTGGCACACTGCTTGCTTTCCTGTGTAATCCTGCCATCTCTTAATTATGACATCGCAATACTTTGGGTCAAGTTCCATTATTCTGCATTGACGCGCTGTCTTTTCGCAGGCGATCAGCGTAGAGCCTGAGCCGCCGAATAGGTCGAGTACAGTTTTGCTTTCGACTTTGCTCATTGCGTATTCAATAAGTTCGATTGGCTTTTGAGTTGGGTGAATTTTTGGAGGCACTCTGTCAAAGGACCAAACGTCTGGATCTCTTTTCCCAATGATGTCAACACGCCCCTTGTGGGCAAAAATTATTAGCTCATGTTGGCCAGCAAAAGATCCTTTGAGATCGCCCATTGACCAATTGTTTTTCTTCCAAACAATCAAGTTTTTGTATTTAAAATGCTTCTCAACGTAATCTATCCATTTGCTTATCGTCTGAAAACTTCCGCAAATATAAAAAGCCGCATTTTCTTCTGTAGCTGCATAGGCGGTTGGAGCAAAGTCAAGCATCACATTATCATTCATCAAGACTGAGTGTTTGTCTTGATAATTGCTCTCGTATTCGTAGCCATAAGGCGGATCCGTAAACACCATATCGGCCTTCTGCCCATCCATCAGCTTCTCAACAGCTTCAATCGACGTAGAATCGCCGCACATCAGTCGGTGCTGGCCTAGTATCCAAACGTCGCCCAATCGCGTTGTAGGCGCTTCTGGAGCCTCTGGAACGGCATCCTCGTCCGTCAACCCCGGAGCAACCTCCAAAGGTGTAAGGGCGCTGATCTCATCCAGCGAAAAACCGGTCAAATCCAAATCAAATCCAGTCTCGCCCAACTCTTTGAGTTCAAGGGCCGGCATCTCGTTGTCCCAGCCGGCGTTTAAAGCCAGTTTGTTATCGGCCAGAACGTAGGCCCGTTTCTTCGCATCGCTCCATCCTCGCGCAACCATAACTGGCACTTCGCGCATCCCCAGACGCTTTGCCGCCATCGTCCTGCCGTGGCCGGCAATGATTCCCCCATCCTCGTCAACCAACACGGGAGTAGTCCAGCCCCACTCTTTGATGCTGGCGGCGATCTGCCCCACCTGCTCATCCGAGTGCGTCCTGGCGTTTCTCGCGTAGGGGATCAATTTTTCAATCGCCCATTTCTCAATTTTCTCTGCCGGATCGGTCATATTCCGATTTTCCCCTAAAAGTGAAACCTTACCGTACCGTATCACTCCGCATCGTACCGTAACACCGTAACACTCTAAAGAGTGTGTTACGTTACGTTACGGTAAACTCGCCTTTGCCGCCGTAACAATGTTACGCCATGTTACGGCTTGTTACGGTTGTTACGGACTAATTTTTAGAACTAAATTCCTTTTCCTTGGCCTAGTTTTTCCATAAGCCTTTTGGATAGGACTGTATCTTTAACCAGCCAGCCCTTATCGTGCTTGCCTATAATTTGAGCATCCGTCAGATCCCTAACGATCATTCCAGGTCTGGCTGAAGCCTTTAGGTGTTGATCTACCGAATTGGTTTTGACACCTTGCTCCAGCAAAAACGTCTTAAACGCCTCCCGGCTGACATAGGGCCGTTCGTCCACAACCGGCGCACCGCCAACGAACCAAGCCCGCTCAAGGTTAGTCTTATGCTCGGCCAGCTTGTCTTCTTTTGGTTGTGGGATTCGAAGATCGCCCTCTTGGAACATTTCAAACACCGCACCAGGCAGCGGCAGCCCATCCTCATCCTGCCAGCCTAGATCCACTGGGCTTAGGCACCCGTGCAAATCCTTCGGCTCAGGCGCGTCTTTTTGCTTCGTGCAGCTAACGATGATCTCGTGGCTTTTGCCGTGAACCAAGATGCTCGCGTCCAATGCCCCGCGCCACGCGCTAGAACCCCGCGCACGCTGTTTTGACTCCGAGTTGTGGCCTAGATGATGGATCAACATTGTCGTGGCGCTAAGGGCCATTGAAACGATATTGCAGGCATTGATCATCGCCCGGGTGTCTTTTGCGCTATTTTCGTCCCCGCTCATATGGTTGTTGAGCGTATCAATGTTGACCAATACCACTGGCTCGGACGTTAACGCACGCACGGCGGCGATCACTTCAGTTGCTGCGCCTGGGCCATCAAGATCAATGGCTTTGTTGCTGATCAACAGATTGTCAAGACTAATTACGTTGTTACGCTTGCACCAGCTCGCAATCCGCTGGCGCATCCCGTAGTTACCCTCGCCTGCCAGATACACCACGATGCCAGGTTTGGTTCTAATCCCTCCCCACGGAATACCGCTGGCGATGCAGCAGGCCATATCCAGTGCGACGAATGTTTTACCAACCCCCGATTCGCCATACATCATTGCCGTGGCATATGCCGGCAGCCACCCCTTCACAATCCACGGCACGGGGCTTGGTTGGCCCAGGAAGCTCGTTGCGCGGGTCAGGAAATAGTCTCGGGTAGGCTCGCCCTCCAAAAGCCGTTCTGCGGCCTCTGAGCCGATTGCGCTACTTGCTGCGACATCCGTGTCCGGCTCGTACCGCGTGACGGATCTTGCGATCTGCTTGATCTCGCTAGAAGGCAACGGAATCTCGCACCGGGTTTCGTTGGCGACGCTGATCGCAGCCAGAATCTCGGCCTCGGTCATGCCAAACGAGCGCATTGCACCGGCCAGACTCGTCAGACCATCGTTACGGTTGCCTTGGATCAGCTCCCCGCTGGTGGTTGGAGTGGCTTTGCGCCGGCCTAAGTGCGGCATCCACGCATCAGGTATCACACTAAGTGCTACACCATCAAACGGATCGCTCGATGCTTCCCATTCGTAGCCGCGCTCTTCGATTGTTGACGGGTACACAATGAAGTAGCGCCCGTCTGACAGGAGGTCGATGCCATCGGCCAGCTTGCAAGATCGGATGCCATCAAGATGCTTGGCGACGTAGTGCTGGCCTCCACCTGCGGTGAGCGCCATCACGCCGTCACGAATCTGGCCGTGATCCGAGATCCATTGCTGCCAGCTGGAATCACCACCGTTGCGTGGGTCAATGTCAAACACCACGATCCCGCTGGCGCTACCGCAGGCAATCCCGATGTTGAGGTTCGGGTTTTGGGTCCACCAGCGCTTGATTTGTTCGGGGTCTTTGGTTGCGTCGTTAACCCCGTGAGCGGTGGCCGGGACCTTGCCGTTAGGCACTACGGGCAGGACGGACCAGCCCCATTTTATATATGAAAGCGCAGCGTCAATCTTGTTCATGGTCGGCACGCAGCGCTCCCTCGGTCTTGACTTCAATTTCGTACTGCCTGCCCATCGGCGGTCTGTCTCCCCATCTATAGATCACCTGGGGCCAGACCCCAAGCGCATCGGCGAGCTTCTTGAGCCCCCCGAAATGCTCGATTGCTTCCTTGGTTGTCACTTTTTCCACCTTGGTTGAAACTCTCTGTTGACACTTTATCTGGAAAGGGGTAAAGTGGCAACCACTGCACAACCGGATGGCCCGACGGTGCAGCCAACAACCAAGGATAGTGATGAAAATCATTTTTACCAAGCGAGAGGTTGAGCAGATCATCCTCGGTCACGTGCATCGTGAGTTTCGTGAAGAAGTCAACAAGGTTGAAATCCGAAGCTACAGCGAAGACGAATTCGTGACGGTCAGCTGGAGCGACGAAACTGAAGAGGAAGACGGCGATGAATAAGTTCGAACCACGCGAAGACCATTTCTGGGTAACGGCGCTCGCCTCAATTGCCGTTGGCGCGGTGGCTGCTATCTGTTTGTTTCTTGCGTTAAGTGGGGGCATCTGATGGCAATTTCATTAAAGCGCACCAAAGAGGCGACCGCGCAAGCGGTCAAGCTTTTGGTCTACGGCCAAGCCGGGGCTGGCAAGACCAGTCTCATTCCGACGCTGCCTAATGCGGTAATTTTAAGCGCCGAGGGAGGGTTACTATCAATTGCTGATACCAACCTACCCTTCGTAGAAATTACATCAATTGGCGAGCTGCAAGAGGCTTACAGGTGGCTCACGAGCAGCGCCGAGGCCAATGAGTTTGAATCGGTGGCGCTGGATAGTATCAGCGAGATCGCCGAAGTGGTCTTGAACGCCGAAAAAAAGGCGACAAAAGACCCTCGGCAAGCGTACGGCGCTATGCAGGAGCAGATGGCCGACATTATAAGAGGCTTTCGCGACTTACCCGGTAAGCACGTTTATATGAGCGCCAAACTAGAAAAAACTCAGGACGAGATGGGTCGAGTGTTGTACGCCCCATCAATGCCGGGTAACAAAACCGGCCAGTCTCTGCCCTACTTCTTTGACGAAGTGTTGGCGCTGAGGGTTGAGAAGGATGCGGAAGGAATGACGCGCCGCGCGTTGATGACGGACGGCGATGGCCTTTGGCTCGCCAAGGACCGCAGCGGCAAGCTAGACGTTTGGGAAGACGCCGATCTCGGCGACATCATTAGGAAGATACAAGCATGACAATCTTTGACGACATCACTTTGGACGAGCTGGCCGAGCGCTGGCTTGGGTATAAGGAGGCCGAGCGTATCGCAGTTGAGATGCGCCGCGACTGCGAAGACCAGATCCTGAAGAAAGTTCAGTTTCCCGAAACTTTTGAGGGAACCGAGAACGTGGTGCAACCCGGATCGCCTTTTGGCATCAAGATCGAGGGGCGCATCAACCGCACCGTTAACGCAGACAAGTTGCTGTTGATCGCCGCCGAAGAGGGGCTTGACGAGCACTTGTCAACGATCTTTCGTTGGAAGCCAGAAATCAACATGGCGATCTGGAAAGCCACCGAGGAGTCGATCACCAAACCGCTATCTGGCGCAATCACGGCCAAACCTGGCCGCCCATCTTTCACCATTACGAGGAAATAATCATGTTGTTAGACGAAACCTTTGACCTTGGCTCGCTCCCACAATCCGAGCGCAACTTTGAACCCCTGCCTGCTGGCTGGTATACCGCAATCATTACCGGAGCAGAAATCGTGCCAACCAAACTCGGCAACGGCAAGTACATCAAGGTCCGTTATGACATAACCGGCCCGACTCATGAAGGGCGCGTGGTGTTTGGCAACCTGAATGTGCGTAACGCCAACCCGAAAGCCGAGGAGATTGGCCGGCAACAGCTTGGCGAGATCATGCGGGCGATCGGCCTGACCTCGCTCAAAGATACGGATCAGATGATCGGCGGGAACCTGTCCATCAAGCTCGACATTCGGATCTCGGAGCAGTACGGCAACAGCAACGAGGTAAAGGGCTTTAAAGCGCTGGCTGGGGCTGCTGCTCCTGCGCCGAAACCCGCAGCCGCTGCGGTTGGTGCTGGAGTGAAAGCCGCGCCACCATGGGCTAAAAAGTAATAGGCAAAAAAATGCCCCGGTTCAGCGCCGGGGCAAAGTACTAAAGTACCAAGGGAGAGAGCAATGAGGATACCTGACGCGCAGTATAGCATTCCAGAGTTAATTGATAAATTTCACGAAGAAAAGCCACAGCATCATCGAGATCACCTTGGTGCTTCCCTGCTTGGGCATCCTTGTGATCGTTGGTTGTGGCTGTCTTTCCGGTGGGCTGTCGCTCCAAAGTTTAAAGGCCGCACGCTGCGAATCTTTCGCCGGGGCCAGCTTGAAGAAGCAACCATCAAAGATGACCTCCGCGCAATCGGCGTCCAGTTCAAGCCCGGCATGACGCAGGAGCGGGTGGACTTTGGTTACCACATCGGCGGCAGCATTGACGACATCGCCTTGAGCGGCGTACCTGGAGCTCCGAAGTCAAAGCACATTGTTGAGTACAAGACCCACAACAAAAAGAGCTTTGAGCAGGTTGAAGACAAGGGCGTTGAAAGCGCCAAGTGGGAGCACTACGTCCAGATGCAAATCTATATGCACGGCACCAAGATTGATCGTGCGTTGTATGTGGCGGTCTGTAAGGACGATGATCGACTGTACGCCGAGCGCGTTGAGTACGATCAGGACGTTGCCGAGAAGGCGCTGGCTCGTGGTAAGAGAATTGCATTGTCAGATCGGATGCCGGAGCCATTAAGCACCGATCCAAGTTGGTATCAATGTAAGTGGTGTCCGGCGCATGAGTTTTGCCACGGTGACCGCCTGACCAAAGAAGTCAACTGCCGCACTTGCGCTCACAGTACGTCAACGCCGGAGTCAATCTGGATCTGCGAGCGCCATGCCGGTAACGAGATCCCGGTGGAATGGCAGCGCGAAGGGTGCGGTAGCCATGTACTGCATCCAGATATGGTCCCGTGGCAGCGCAAGGAAACCGGCGACGAGTGGCAAACCATTTACGTCATCAAGGGCAAGGATGTCGTGAACGGCGAGCCAGGCGAGGGCGTGTACGGGTCAAAAGAGATCGTCGCAAACCCTAATGCTTGCGCGGAGTCGGATGAGGGAATGGCGAAGCTGCGTCAAGCGTTTGATGGGCGGGTGGTTGGATGATCCTTCGCGACTACCAACAACGAGCGATTGACCAACTCTACGATTGGTTCTTGGCCGGTCATGAAGGCAACCCCTGCTTGGTGTTGCCGACTGGATCAGGCAAGAGCCATATTGTTGCCGCAATTTGCCAGGATGCGATCACTAAGTGGCCTGAGACGCGAGTGTTGATGCTCACCCATGTGAAGGAATTAATCGCCCAGAACGCCGAGAAGATGCTCCAACACTGGCCGGACGCACCGTTGGGCATCTATAGCGCTGGCATAGGTCGGCGCGAGTTACATCAGCCGATCACGTTTGCCGGCATTCAGTCGGTGCGAGACAAGGCGGCGCAGATAGATTTTGTGGATTTGGTGATTATTGACGAATGCCACTTGGTTAATCATAAAGATACTGGCGGCTATCGTGACCTACTTCGCCAGCTCAAACGTATCAACCCCAATCTTCGGGTTATCGGCTTAACAGCCACGCCGTACCGATTGGGTCATGGCTTGATTACGGACGAGCCGGCGATCTTTAACGCGCTGATTGAGCCAGTCACCATCGAAGAGCTGATCTTCAAAAAGCACCTTGCGCCGCTGCGATCCAAGTTAACGTCAACGATGTTGGATACTACCGGCGTTGCCAAGCGCGGCGGTGAGTTCGTGGAAGGCGCCCTGCAACGGGCGGTTAACACGAAGGACCAAAATGTGCGCGTGGTGTCCGAAGTGATTGCACTGGCCGAGGATCGGCAGCACTGGTTATTTTTTTGCACCGGCGTCGAGCACGCGCAGAACATTTGCGAAATCTTGAATTATTGGGGAGTCTCCGCTGCCTGCGTGACCGGCGAGACACCGAAGAAAGAGCGCGAGCAGATCATTGATCACTTCAAGGCCGGCAAGATCAAGGCGCTGACTAACGCAAACGTGCTGACCACCGGGTTTGATTACCCCGATATTGATCTGATCGCTATGCTGCGGCCTACGATGTCGCCTGGGCTGTACATTCAAATGGCCGGTCGAGGAATGCGGCCCAAAACCCACACTGATCATTGCATGGTGCTGGATTTTGCCAAGGTCGTTTCTACCCACGGGCCGATCACCGCCGTACAACCGCCCAAGAAAGGCGGCACTGGCGACGGTGTTGCGCCGGTCAAGGTTTGCATCGCCTGCAACGAAATCTGCGCTCTATCGGTGCGAGAATGCCCGTCCTGCGGCACGGAGTTTCCGGCGGCATCGCCCAAGAAGCTCAAGCTCCAGAACGATGACATCATGGGCGACAGCGGCACGGAAATGGCCGTGAGCGACTGGACCTGGCGGCAGCACGTTAGCCAAACCAGCGGCAAAAAGATGCTTTCTGTGACATATTATGGTGGTTTGAGCGGTGCGCCGATCACCGAATACCTGCCGGTGCTCCATGAAGGGTATGCCGGCCAGCGTGCGCTGCAGCAGCTCTTCAACATGGCCAACTCTGCAGGCGCGCACCTTGCCGAGGCCGAGCGCATGAGCGACAGCGAAGGCCTGCAGTACCTGGCCACGCAGATGAATGGTAGCAGGCCACCTAAGGTCATCGAGTACCGCATGGACGGGAAGTTTCACCGAGTCATCAAGAGGAGCTGGGCATGAGCCGAGGCCGCGCCTTGCAGCACTATGGCAAGCTGGGTGTGGCCAACCTGTCCAGCGAGGTGAAGAAGCTCTGGTACAGCCGCCACATAGAGCCAGAGCCATGCGAGCCGGTGGACACCTACTGGCCGACCTGCACCGATCCTGACCTGGTGCTGCGCCAGGACTTTGCCAGGCGTCTGGTGGCCATCACACCACTGACCGAGATCGAGGAGCAGGCCGTTGCGCTGTGCGTGCTGGACAACTGCACGCTGCGCGAGGCAGGCCAGGAGATGGACCGGACGCAGGAGCGTGTGCGCCAGATTCTGATGAAGGCCATGCGCAAGTTTCGGACGTGCCAGAAAACACTGACTGGCATGCATTTGTGGGAGTTGGACACCAGGGACATGTCGTACTTCTGGTGGAGACATGAACAAAGGAGAGAGCATGATCGACGTTGAAGAACACCTAAAGCGCGCTGCCGGATGCGAGTCCGTCACGCTGCCTGCAGCCATGTGGCTGGATGCGCTGTGGGAGCTGCAGAGCAGGCGCAATGATGAGATGGTCACCATCGGACCGTTCTTCCTGAAGCGCTACGACGAGCACAGCTTCTGGCTGGGCCACGAGAGTTGGGAAGGCATGCAGGTGCGTGATCACCGCGTGCTGGATGTGCTCAACGAACTGTGGAAGGAGTTTTGATCGTGAGCACAGCTATTGATCAGGTCGAGAATCATGAGCCTGTGGCGTGGTTTGTCGAAGGATCGACATATCACTCACATGAAGTTGCGCTCAAGATGAATGGCAATGTCCAGCAAGGAATCCTGCCCCTTTACGCCCACCCACCCCGACGCGAGTGGCGAGGGCTGACACGAGATGAACGCATGTCGATCATCAACCAAATGGCTGGGCAAGACTGGGTTTACGTAGTTGACGCCATCGAGGCTGCGCTGAAGGAGAGAAACACATGACCACCAGACCACCAGAGCCAGAGTTCTTGATCCAGTGGCGTGAATGGGTCCAGGCTGGGCCGCCAAAGTGCTGCCATACCTGCGAACTCTACGACCATCATGGCACATGCTTTGAGTTCAACATGACACCACCGGAGGACTTTGCAGCCACCGTTGATGCCTGCGATAAGTGGGAGCCAGAGGTGCCATTTTGACCGAGCGCCTGCCAACTGAACACGAAGAACAACGCGAACTGGTGCGTTGGTTTCGCCAGACCTACCCGGATGTTCGTATTTTTGCGATCCCCAACGGGGAAAAGCGCAGCATAAGCGTGGCCGGCAGGCTGAAAGCCGAAGGCGTCAGCGCCGGTGTGCCAGATTTGTTTGTCCCCTCGTGGGGCTTGTGGGTTGAGATGAAACGTCAAAAAGGAGGAACGATCAGACCAGAACAAAAGGATTGGATTGAATACTTACAAGGCTGCGGTCATCGAGTCATTGTGGGATACGGATTTGAAGACGCAAAAACCAAAATTGAAAACCAAGGGTAGAAAATGAGTTTAATTAGCATTACACATGATGAGCCGTACGCAAGGACGGAATCCATGAGAATGGTTGAAGGCAAGTTGATTAAGGCCAGAGTAAAAGGAATTCATGTAAACGAAATCAGGGGAATGCGTTTGGTTGACGTAGCGTTTAACAAAAAGATTTTCAAGTGCTACATGGATTGTGTCACTGGCAGCCTGTATGACATCAAAACAAAAGAATGCTTGTCTAGCGCAAACTTAAAAATCACGCAAGTCAAACAATGAGGATCGCAATAGATCAGAACCACCCGACGATTAGATACGTCTGGGAACACGGTGAAGTGACTGCGTACGGGATAAACCTACCTCAATACACAAGATTTTCTATCGAGGATCACTTGCAAAAAGGGCTTACGCGCAATCTGCTGACTCGCCGCAAAGCGCCGGTCGAACTTGGGTCTAACCGGATGGTTTGGTTTTATCAAGTAGCCAAAGGAGTTTGCCCGGATGATCAAAAAGAAAAGTCAGAAGTGACTTATATCGGCGGCGAGCCAGACTACGCCTACTACTTGAGAAACTTTTTTAGGGGGGCCATATGACTGACAGCGAACTTATGCAGCAGGCACTAAACGCGTTGGAATACGCAGCAGATCAAACAAAACCAGAAAACTTGCACGGATGCAATTGTTTGATTTGCAAAACTATTGACGCCCTGCGCGATAGGCTGGCGCAACCAGAGCAAGAGCCGGTGGCGTGGGTGTGCGAAGGAAGCTCTTCTGACGAAAAACACGCCATTGATTACCAACAAGAAGATGTTGATGCCATTCCAATCGGCACCATGCTCTACGCCACCCCACCACAGCAGGAGTTAGTGATTGACTGCCCCCGGTGCGGTCATTGTTGTCCAAAATCTAATCAAGAGCCGGTTGCGTGGTCTGAGCGCGAGATTGAATTGATTGACGGAATGATTGAGGTGCAACTCAAACATGCCCGGACGTGTGACAGCATGGCTAACCGAACTATGGCCGACAAGCAAAAGGGCTGGGACTTGGAGCGCGTAACGCTGCTGGAGAAGATTAAAGCCAGCACCCCCCCACAGCGCCCGTGGGTTGGGCTGACGGATAAGGATATTTTTTCCGTACTTACAAACTTACAAGAGATGTATAACCGGCCTCCAACGACAGATAGCAGCATTCTTTTTGCGTATGCCATTGAGGCTAAGTTGCGGGAGCGAAATACATGACTGATTACGAACGAGGGTACGAGCAAGGCAAAGCCGACGCAGCCAAGAAGATGCACCCAGAAATCCGTAAGTGTCTTGAGGATTACTTTGGCAAGTGCTTTGAAGCCTACCAAGAGGATATTGAAACGTATCGGGAAGGAATACTTGTCGGTCCTTGTTTCTGTGGTCGCTGGCCCGGTGGGGTGCCGCCGGTGCGCCAGTGGGTTGGGTTGACGGATGAAGATGAAATTCCTTGGGATGGTGTTGATGCCAAATCTTTTGCCCGAGCCATTGAAGCCAAACTCAAGGAGAAGAACAGTAATGTTCAATGAATACTCCGGATTCCCCAACGATGGATTTTTTGCTGTACTGCTGGATTGCATGGCGAGCAGTTCTGCTGATATGGTTGCTTTTTTACTGGGTGACGGGCAGTGATTAGATACGGAATCCTTGACGACGAGGGCAAGGTTGTCCGGTGGGTCTGGGTCAAGCCGCCCTACCCGCACATCGTTAGCAAACCCAAACGCAAACAAAAACCTAAGCTGGACTTCTCCAAGTGTGAGCCAGCACCATTTTGAAACCAATCATGGATAAATACGTTAACTGCCAGCAGTGCCGACGAAACATCGGCGTTCACAAAGTACCAACGAGCAACGGCAAAGGTTTCCGCTGGAAGTGCGAAACGTGCTTTCGCAGGAACCGACCAATGGGATTTAAGAATCGGTCAACGGTATAAATTAAATATGGAGGTCAAGCTACTTTAACAACCTGCCCGCCCCGCAAGCCACATTTTTTTGAGGATAGTATGGCCGACTTTTCGACCTGGCGTTACGAAAATCTAGTTAAGTTTGCACAAGAAGCAAACGAGCGTCTTAAGATTCTTGACTCTGAAGTCAAAGCTCTAAGCGAAGACCTCAAGATCGCAATCAAAGCCTACCGCGAGCTTAATACCAGCTTGCCTCTGAAGTAAGCATTATTGTCATCGCGCACCGCGCAGAACTCGGGATACAGCAGCATCCCGTTAGCCCAAGTGAGTACGACAAACCCGGATTGCCAGTTAAATCCGGGTTTGCTTAATCTATAGTCAAACTCGCTCTGATACTCATCTGCCAGCATCCCTGTCTTGATGCCGTAGTGAGTGTTTTTGAACCCTTTGTGCGCTTTGGCAGACAGCTCGTGCGTGTGGCCGGTGATGACGTTGCAGCCGCCCTTGAGTACGTCATTCCAGCCACTGTGCAGCCCGTAATGCCAGTCATGGATCACCACGGTGTCTTCGTTAATGTCAATCCGCTCGGAGTCTTTCCAGCCGGGAATATGGTCGCGCAGCAGCATCCCCGGGACGCCTTCGTACTCAGGCACTAGATTGGCGAGCTTGGCGTCAAAGCGCATACAATGGTTGCCGTAAGTACGCATTAGCTTCGCACCACGCGCCGCCTGTTCAATCTCGTGCAGGCGATCCATCACCGCCTCAAGTTCTTGCTTGACGGTCGGCGGTTTCTTCCAGTTCTGGCGACTGTGCCGGCCAATGCTGCCGCCGTCTAATATGTCTCCGTTCAAAATGACCGCCACGGGGTTTATTTCGGCGGCTACGGCGCACAAAGCGCGGTGGGCTACCGAGATATGCCCTGGCGAATAATGCGCGTCAGAACCGACGATAATCGAGCCGTTCTGTATCTCTAGCCGGTTAACGTCTCGGCGCTCCGACATGACCATCGTGATCGCCGGTGGCTGGACAACGCCGTTATTTGACTGCGCTGCGACAGGCAACAGGATTTTGTAGGTTTTTTCTATGTTACGTCGTCGCGTAAACACAGAACGAAGTTTAAGGTTCAGTTCCTTGGCAACTTCGGTGCCGCTTTGCAGCCGCATCCAAGCGTCAATAAATTCTTCGTCTGTAACCATGGACGCCTAGATAACACAAAATTATGACACTATTTAGACGCTACGCCTTTGGTTTTCTCAAACGAGCGCATACCGCCAAAACCAAGTAGGCCGGCCAACAGAGTCATGAGTTGTTCAACGTCAAGGTCTGGCGGTGCTGCCAGTTCCTTGGGGATCAGATCAATACCCTGCCCAAATGCCCAGCACCATTGCATCAGAGGATAGCCAAGGAACTGGTAAGCCAAGCCAAGTACACCCACCCAACCCACAGCAGGACGCCAGCCGCTAACAAATAGATTGGTGTTTGCAGCCTCAATCTTATTGATGTCCACCTGGGCGAGGTCGGTGGCTTGATCAATTTTCTTTTCCTCCAGATCGAGTTTGCGTTCCTCGAGCGCGATCTGAAGACGTTCTTTGTCTGTCGTGATGAGATCGCCTGCAACCTTACCAACCCCTTCAATGATTGAACCAATGCCAAGCAGATCCACTACTTCAAGCCCTTCAGAGTGCGATTGATCCAGCCCAGCAGAAACTTAGACTGCGGCTTGTTTCGGTTGCAGATGTCGGCGTAGCGGGCGATCTTCGCCAGCGCGTAGGCTTTTTTAAACGAGTCAGCTTCGACAGCGTTGAACTTCTCAATGGTCTTGGGGCCAACCGCGCCGTCTGGAGTCACGCCAACGATAAGCTGGGCCAGTTTGACCGCAACATTTAGGCCGGTGTTTACCGCAAAGTTGAAGATGCTTTCCGCAACAGCTTGCTGCGTAATCTCATCCCCTCGGATACGACCCCAAAACTCAGCCCGGTAAAACTCGCGCACGAACGAAGTAAGGAGCGGGCCTTTTTGGTCATGGTCAATAAGGTTCCAGCCGCCCCAGGTTGGATTTTTGTTTCTAGCAATTCCAGCATAGGTCATTCCACCGGCGTCGCCGGGTACGTTGTGGAGGACGTAACCGCCCTCATCCACAATCATTTTCTCAAAAGCGGCGTCAAAATCTGCCATTTAATTACCCCCCGAGGTCATCGGGGGGCCGAGCATTAGTCGTCAGTCTGCTCGTCGTAGTCTTCCGCTTCTTCTTCTTCTTCAACGTCAACCTCGTCGTCAGCGTGAGCGGCGAAGAGTGCGTCAACCGTCGAGGAGAACAGCGAAGAAAGCATAAACTCGTTCAAGTTTGATGCTTTGGCGATCAAAAAAGCAACCGAGAACAGGGCGTTCAGCGCATCAATTGGCTCTGAACTATCAACAGCGGCAAGGATGTCGTCTTTCATGGCATTACCCAAAAGGTTAAGGAGCCTTCAATCTACAAGCAGACGATGACCGTTTAATGACCTTTAATCAACATGGTCAGCAACAGCATGATGATCGCGCCAGCGCCGCTTACGAAAATCTGCTCCAAGCGCTTGATCCTAGCGTGGATGCCCTTGGTTTCTTTCTCAATCCCCTCGTACCTGACGGCACAGACATCTATGTGGGAATCAATTTTGTGATCGACTTCGGATAGAGTAACCATCAGGGCACCAGTTGATTTTGGTTGGTGGGGGCGAGGGCGTTAAAGGTTGCAGCTTCTTTAGCTTGTTTTTTGGTTCTATAGTCTTGGCGCAGTTCGGCGACCGTTTTTGCGCCTGGAATCCGAAGCGCCATATTCTCCAAGCCACGCATCATTGCGCTGGCAGTATTGGAATAGTTTACGGCACCAGGTTGTTTAACCAAAGCGTCCTTGACCGTATCTCGCAGATCAAGAATTTGCTCTCGCCCAGCTTTGCCAAACAACTCGGTTAATTTGTCTTCGCGTTCTAACTTGTCAATTGCCTTGCGGAAGCTGTCAAATTTGGTCACGCCATTGACGCCAGTTGCTTGGCCTTTAAGCCATTGGACGGTCTGGCCTTTAAGCTCATTGATTGCTTGCTCGCCTTCAGGCCCAGCACGTTTAAGCAACGAAGTTATGTGCTGAATGTCTTCTTTTGAACTTCCAAGAACCACTCTGTCAAAAACATCAGACAACCAGACAATCCGATCTTCGCCTTTGCTGCCAACCAATTTGGCAACAGAGGCAACATCTTCAAATTCTTTGGCAAACTGGCGACGAGCTGCGCGAGCTTCCTTATAAAGATCGCCGCCAGCGCCTTCGGTTGCTTGATCTATTAGATTTTTAAGATCTTTGCCGTAAGTAGAATTTGGAGTCCCTGGCTGCGCTTTTTTACCAATGTTTTGGTACACATCCTCAAGCGCACGAATGGAAATGCTGCCAGTATTATTTGGGTCGTTAATCTTAAGTTGCTCAAGCGTGTCTTGCAAAATCGGAGCAAGAGACGTTCTTGTTGTTGGAGTTTGCTTGTTAATGTATTCAACAAGACTTTGATACGGCACTTCTTGCAAAGTCTCGCCAGCGTTGTCTGCGGCTTTGTATTTACTACCATAATTGGCAATTGATTTTTCGTACTCTGCCATCAGGGGCTTATCAACAATCTTGCCAACGTCGCGCAGATAGATTGGGTCAACATCAGCCACGGTTGAGCCAGTAGCTTCGGTCAGTTTTTGAAACTGGCGGCCAATTGCTTCTTGTTGCTGTTGTTTCAAATTGGTCAGCGGGGCGACCAATGGTGGCTTATTTGACTTAAGCAAATCTTGCTCAAGTTGCTGTTGAGCCAAATCTTGCAGTTGCTCGCCCTTAGTCAGCGGTATGCCTTGACGCTGAGCGCGTTCTGCACGAAGCAGCGCTTCTTGCGTCAACGCAGCCCCACCACCGGCCATTTGAGGTTTTGGAGCGCGTACCAAAGCGTTTTGTACGGTTTGAACGGCACGTTGCGCCGCTGGCACAGATCGGGCGGCAAGCGCATTGACGCCTTGCGCCACCTGGCTGGACTGTCCTACCGCTGGTATAAAGGCCGGCAGATTAGGCATTAAATTGCCAATCGTTTGCAGATTGGCTTGCGCTGCGGGGCTAATAGGTACGCCAGACCCCAACTCCATAATCTGCCGAGCGGTTTGCTCTTTAGGAGTGCCCGTCAGAATTTCTTTGCCCAAAGCAATAGGGGCAGCCGCCAACCCGGTCAGACCGCCATAAATCATTCTTGCGGCGGTTTCTGGCGCTGCGCCAACCCTTTCAAAGAAAGATGGTTCTTGGGCTTGCGTCAACGGCATGACGCCGGGAATTTGTTCTGGTGTTGCCGCGCGCGATGTGAATTTAGGAGCGGCTTGCATCCTCTTAATTTCAGAGGCTAGCATTTTTGCCGCCTCAACATCGCCAGCGGCGTCAGCGTTTACTAACGCCATACCAAGTTGTTCAAGGGTAGCCATTACTTACCTTTTGGTGCGTACTTGTCAACCAATGATTTAATGACATCGGGCGTAGGGCTAGGAACAACAGGAGTGCTTTGCTGCCTATGGTACAAACTGGCTTTATATCCCTGCTCTGGACTGTAAAAATCTAAAATGCCATTTTGTTCCGCTTCAATCCTAGTTCGCAATTGTTTTAATTTTTTAATTGCGGTTTGAGCGTCATCTGTTGCTTGAGGAATAAACGGCATTAATCGAGGAGCTTCAGAAGCGGCAACGGCAGCACCGCTTCTATCGTGAACAATTGCAGACCCAATGTCCGTAACCAAAGCTCTAGTTTCAACACCTTCTGGATATGTTTTATTTAGAATTGTTTGCGGCAAATTTCCTTTCAAACCAACTGCATTTGGATTTTTTGAAAGCGATTCTATTGCTCTGTCAATCTGAGAAATGCTTGATACGTTGCCTGTTAGAGCTTTGTTAATTGTTTCGGGGATTGGCTTTAGCTTTTCTTCAGCTCCTAATGGCTTGTATCGATCTGGATTGGCTCTAATGTCTGCACGATCAACAAATACTTGAGAGTTTGTCTTGGTATCAAACGCCCTTTCAAGAGGGGTTGGAGCGGGCGCCTCTGGTGCCATACCGCGCGCGATAACTTTTCCAGTTGAAGGATCAACCATAGTCTCACCACGCGACAAACCCATTGGACGTTGAGGAGCGGGTGGCAACGTAATTGGCGGTTGACCCGGAACAATAATTGTCTGGCCTTGGCCAACCACTAGAGGCTTACGCAGTTCGGCAATTTGACGCGACAATTCAGAAACCATCGGCATAATGGCCGGATTTTGAGCCGCAAGCATCGTCAAACCATTACGCTTGCGCTCTAATTCTGCGATTTGAGCGAGTACATTATCACCAAAATTGGTTGGCAATCCATTTGGGGCAAGCGCATTTGTAGGCGTTGGTGCGGGTGCTTGCTCCGGCAAATTTGGTCGAATTTTGATGCCAGTATTACCACCACTCAAAGTTTCCATAGACAACGATGGACTTTGGATGGGCGCGGTAGTGGCTACAGGTTCGGGTTGGGCGGGCGCTGGTTTGCCGCCACCCATAGCTTCCAAAAAGTTTTTCTGAAACTGCTGTTTTTCTAATATTTTATATCCAAGGTCAACATAATGTTGAATCCCAGATTTAATCATTTCAGAAGCTGCCGTTTCAAGATCGGGCGGCCCGCCAGCCCCGGCTATGGTTTGGCGCAATTTTTCTAAAGAAGAACGATCTTGCTGAAGTTGAGCTAACTGTTCTTCATGCAACTGCCGCGAGACACGCCCAGACTTAATCTGCTCAATCGCTGCCACATCCTGCAAAGGATCTGGCATATTGAACTGCGGCGGTTTATAAGAATTGACGATTGATGGGTCAAGTGCGCGGAGTGGCATGATTACACCTTAATAAACGCCGTAACCGGAATATGTTGGATTTGATATTCCATAGGATATATATGGTGTAGCTGCTGAAATTGGAGCGCCTCCGACACCACTATTTCCACCATACATTCCAGCCAAAGCATTAGTCCGCTGCCCATACTGATACATTTGTCCCGCCGAACCAAGCGCACTTGACAGCGCGTTTTGTCCGCCGAGATAACCAGATGCTCGTGCGGTTCCTATGTCTTGCAGGTTTTGCCCGGTCTGCGCTCCAAAGTTGCCGTAAGCGCCGGTTAAAGTATTTGCCGCACTTTGTCCCACTCCGGCCAATGATTGCAATGGTTGCAACTGTGCGGCTCGTTCAATCTGGTAGCGATTAAAAGCGTTCTGATATTCTTGCGAGGCAAGGTCTTGCCCAAAACGCTGCGCCCCTTTAAGGGCAGCGCCAGACAATAATCCTCCACGCGCAGCGGCAGTGCGATCAAGTGCTTTCATGCCTTCGGACAAGCGAAACCCATACCCAGGATCTTGCGTAAATTGATCCATTCCAAACTTAGTGTAATCACTAAGCGGGATCAGTTTATTAAGCGCGGTTTCGCCAGCTTTGCGCCACGGCTCTTGGAGTTCAATTTGTTTATTGAACATCCGTTCTTGAGCATCTTGCGCTGCTTGAGTGGCTTGCGCTTGCGTGTTGGCGGCTTTGCTGGCCGAACTTGCGCCAAGCAACCCACTTCCAATAATCGCGGCTGGCAACATCCAAGGCATTTTTAATACTCCTTTTTCAGAATTTGCATTACATTTGCAAATTCTTTCATGTCCGCTGGTTGAATCAAAGTTTCGTCAATTTCATTCTCGTCAGCGCAATCTGTGGCGTGAACGCAGTACCAAACTGCGTCAGTCAATGTTTTAACGCCGTGATGCTTGTTGGCTTTAATTGTAAAACAAGCAGGAGCGTTAACAACAGACATTTCCCCATCAACAACAAGCTCTACAGATCCACTAGCCAAAATAGATAGGTGATCATATTTGTGAGCGTGTTGAACCAACAAATGGCCCGCAGGAATACGAGATTCCTTAGCGTAAACGCCAGGGCCAAAAAAATGTTGGATCATGTAACTTCCCGCCCAGAAACTCGAATATTGATCGCGCTGGCCGTGCCTGCCACCGTGCTGATAAAGTCTCCAGCCCCTAGCACCTGGCCGACCAGTTCGGGAAACGTGTAGACCTCGGACGCTTGCAGTGTCTTGGTCTTGGTGATCAAGTTGGTGTTGCCAGCAGATCCGGCGACGGTAACCAAGTTGACGGAGATTGTAGCAGCAGAGCCGCTAATGTTGGTTGCCGTAAACTTGTCAATAATTGCGGTCACGCCGGTCGCGGTGTACTGCGTGGTTTGCGTATTCTCGGCGTATTTTGCCGGGACTAGAACTTTTACTGAAACAGTCATGAGGGGAATCCTTTATTCAAGCATAAGGTAGCTGCGGGAATCTTGGTTCCACTTGCCCGTAGCGCCGTTATAAATCAGTTTGTCGCCATCAGACGGATTCATCGCGGTTACGTCTGCCAATTGAGCAAGCATAGCCGTTATTTGAGCGGGCAACAACGCAAGCGCTTCAACCTGCTTTTGTAACTCCGCAATTTGGGACAACAAATCAGTTTGCGACGGCTGCGTATCTACGGCTTGCGCCAACGCTTGAAGCTCGGCGGCGTAAGATGCAATCAACGATTCTGGGCTGGGGCCGACATCCGGATTGCCATAAACCTGAGTCGCGGCATTGTTTAGCGACAAAAAGAACAAGTACCAAGCGCGATTGATGTACCCCGTGCGCGGGTCAATAATCGGAACCCGTGGCGGCGTGATCGGCGTCACGTTAGGCATTTGTGCCACTCAAAATTAGTTCTGCGCCCATGATCACCGTCTTGACCGGATCAGTGCCAGAAACTTCGTAGACTCGATCACGCAACTTCAAAGTCATTCCCAAACGCCGCCAAAACACACGTTGTTGGTAGACGCCGATCTTGCCAACTGATGACCAGTGCTCGTTTGACCAAGTGTGACCGGCGTCATCAGACCAGCGCAGCATTACTTGCGGGTCTGCGCCTTGTGTCAATAAAGCCTGCTGGTCTGCAATTAAATAATCACCGCCCTCGGTGATTAAATAATAATCATCTTCGGTTTGCAGATAAATATCTTCGTTTGCAACAAGCCCATTTAGTCCAACGCCCGTCTCACAATCAAGTTGCAGAGTATGGTGAGCGGTGCGTTTAAGATTGTTTTGGCCGGTGGGCAGCGCGCGCCACGAGCGCAACCATTTTTGGATGCTGCCGTTGTCGGCGTATACGTCTAGATCAAAGGCGTAGATGTTGCCGTTGGCATAATCACCAACAATCACTTGATTGTTAAACGCCATCTGGCAGTTGCTGCGATGGCGAGTAAAGTCACCGTTTACCCAACCCGCTCGTTCGTGCCAGGCTTCCGTAGCGGCATCGTACACCCATGTGGCGTTGCCAGACGGAAATGTCAGTACATAAAAAGAATGTCCGTCTTGTTGGTAGGTATAGGCAATCGCGTCCGAGATGTTGCCGTATTGCTGGATCTGCCATTCAATCGCATGGGTTGAAATGCGCTGGCCGGTGTAGCCGTTGGCTCGGTAGACCATACCTTGACCGCGCCGGTCGCGCCCAAGCCAGAACATACCGTTATCCATTTTGGCGACTGAAAACGGAGCAGCGCAGCCCAGCTCGTTAAACGCACCTTGAATGCGTTGCAGCGGGAAGTCCGTAGCGCCAGAGTCGTACCAGACTTCAATTGAGTTAGTACCAAACGCCCAGACCTCGCGGAAGTTTGCTGCTACTGCAATCAAACCGTCGGGAGATCCTTCGGTGCTGGCAAACTCCAACGGGTCAATAGACGTACCATCCAACAGCGAAGTCACCCACATTTTTTGGCTGTTTGGTTCGTTGAACACAAAGTAACCGTCCAGATAGCAGACGGTTACAGCGCCGGGAAAGTCTGGGTCAGTGATCTGACCAAACGCCCCTGTGTTGTTGTTGTAGATGTAGCTAGGGCCATTCGCGGCGACAAACAACTGCGTACCGTTGTCAGACATACTGACTGGCCCAGTGCCCGCTATGGTGCCGAGCAGCGTCGCCGTGTAGCTTGTGTTGATCTTGTACAGCTCGGTACCAGACACCACAAACGCGGTGCTGTCGTCAGACGAGTACGCCCACAAGCCCCTGATTGGCCCGCTGCCGACCGTTGCCAAGAATCTAAGCCCTGGCGCTCGATTCAGAAATGCCGGTTCTTTGCCGGCTTCCGGCACAATTTCTGGGAACAAGTTCACCATTCTGTTGTCGGCGGCGTTGACCGACCGAGCAACGTAGGCCGATCCCAGAATGGGACTTTTCATACTTGACAAGCCTTGACTTGCATAATATTATTTAAGTCATGGACAGCAAAAACATCACCCAAGATCGCCTTAAAACGCTTGTGACGTACGACCCAGATATTGGAATTTTTCGTTGGAACATGGCGCGTAGGCGGTGCAGGCCAGGAGACGCAACGGGTTGCCGCATGAAACATGGATACATTGCGATCAGACTTGACAATGTACTTTACACCGCGCACCGTCTGGCATGGTTGTACGTTAAGGGAGAATGGCCCGCGCATCAACTGGACCACATTAACGGCAACAGGGAAGACAATAGAATTATCAATTTGAGAGAAGCCACTAATGCGCAAAATGCGCAGAATCGCAAGCGCAGGGATAACAAAAGTGGTTTTACAGGCGTTCGCAAGGAAAATCACAAGTGGCTGGCAGAAATCAAAGTCAACTACAAATCTATTCGTTTGGGGCTGTTTGCCACTCCAGAAGAAGCGCATGAGGCTTATTTGAAAGCCAAACACGACTTGCACCCCTTTAGCCAACATTAATAATTGCCCGCAAAAACGTTGAATTTTTGTCTCGTCGCCACCAACGAGTAAGGCATCGCCATCACATCATCAGGGTTGTTGATGCGCTTGAGGTTGCGTTTGCTGGTCATGGCAATACGCTGAACCTGCGGCGATGGCTCAACACCAAACTCAGGCGCGATCTCCATCGCCAAGTTATAGGTAAAAGCGCGCAAATAACCCGGTGGGAATGCCAACGTAGTTGATAGCGTTGCCGGTTGATAAAGTTCGTCAACACTGATGAAATGCCACTCCAAAACCCGCGTGGGCTTGGGGTAAATCGTCATCGTGATGTTGGGGTATTCCATGTTTATCCACATAACCTGTGGATAAGTAGAGGTCACGGTTTTGACCGCGATCCCGTCGTATTGCTGCTGATTGATAAACTTGATGCCGTAACTGACGTTCGTTGTCGGGTCACGGAAATACGTTGAATCATCCAACAAAATCGGTCGGTTGCCCACAAAGTCGCCAGATGGGCCAAGCGTCTGCGTGATCAGACCTGGAGTCCAAAGATACGTTTGATCTTGCGTGTTAAACACCGACAACCGCTCGGTGTTCCAACTATCAATCATTTGATTCATCGCCATCAGCGCGTCTTGCGACACTGATGCCGAGGGCGTTTCACCTTCTGCTAGGACGCCCAACAAGCGCAGGGCGCGATTGATCTGATCGCCAGCCGAATATGTCGCCATCGTAAACCTCGAAAGGTGGGGCCGAAGCCCCGCCGTTTAAGCGCTGTGAATGATTGCGTAGTTAAGCACAACTGATTCTGACAGGGAACCGCCAGAAATGTTGTACAAACTAATCGTCGCAGTTCCTGCGCCAATAGAAGAAACAAAAGCAGTATAAGAGCCAGCCGCCGCCGCGCCGCCCGACACATTGACGATTAAAACGTCTTTGGCAGAGATCAAGCTGTTGGTCAACGCAAAACTTACAATCGCGCCGTTTGCCAACGCCGCGTTGTTCATTGTGATACGGCCAGCAGACTTGTTTAACGTGACTGCCGTTGACTTGTCTGTTGCCTGCGTCACAGTACCTTGGGCTGCTGCGCTATAACCGATTTCTTGGCTTGCGTAACAGGTCGTAAACTCAGGATCGGAATACGCGACCCCAATTGCTTGCGTATTAGGCATAGTAATTTCCTTAAAAAAGGGGAGAGCTTGTGGCCCTCCCCCTTAGACTTAGACGCGGTAAACGACCCAAGTCGAATCGCCGGTGCGGCGGAACAAGAAACGACCACTTGAGGTAATAGCAACCGCAACAAGCGCATTGCCACCATCCGTGATGCCGGTGCTTGCTGCAAGCGCTGCCGTACCCGAGGACGTTCCCAAGTTCACCAGCACGAGTTCAAACGTGCTGTTGATCTTGGCGCTGGTCACAAGAGCGTCTAGCGACGCGCCGGTGGGCAGCGTGTACGTCTGGGCAGCGGTAGCGCCCGAACCAACCAGCAGAACGCCAGAGGCGACCTGAGCGGCGGTCAGGGTTGCAGTGCCAGTTACGGACAAAGGAGCGGCTTGGTAGCCAAGGATAACTTCATTCAGGTTGCCGTCACCAATTTGGTAACCACCTGCGCCATTAGGGAGAGCCATGATATTTCCTTAAAAAAAGGTTCATCAACCCCAGAGGCGGCAAGCCATCTGCGGACGAATCGTTGAGAATCCATACAGCACGTCAATACGGCAAGGCAGACGGTCGTTATTGATGTCGTACTGACGAACGACACGCAACGAAATGCCGTTGTGTACTGCACGCGAAGCCATATCGACCCCCTGCGGCAGGATCAAGTCAGCCGTTGCAAACGTGATCGCGTCCTTGTGGTACACGAGGTTTTGCGGGTACTGAGTTGATGCCGAGCCAAGCATCGTCACAACAGCCGAAGCCTGTGGGAACGAATCAACCGTTGCCAAAGCATTGTCCGACGTATAAAGCGCCGGCGAAATGCTCAGAGTGGCGGTAGACGAACCCGTTGCCGCAGCGGTAACAACGAACTGCTGGAGCGAACCAGTCGATTCGCGGGTCTGCGGGTTGACCGCATACACGCCAGCGATGGTAAACACGTCGCCGACGTTCCAGGTCTTGCTGGAGCCGGTGAAGCTAATACCAAGCGTTGACTGGCCTTGCGTTGAAACGGTGCTGGTGACCGTGATTGACGTACCCCAGTTGCCGGTGGTGTGCTGCTTGATCGACTGAGACATATTGATCTCGTCAAAGCCCAACACGCCCATTCCCATCATGCCGTTCTTGAACTGCTTGGAGATTGTGTCCGTAGGATTGAAAAGACCCTTCATGCCTTCAACCAGACCAGCGTTGGCAGCGGGGTTAACCGTTGCATAACGTGGGTTCATTACGGCAGCGGCTTCGTTTAGTTTCTGTTGAGCTTGCAACAAAACCAACGAGGTCGCAGGCGTGGTGCCTGGCGTACCGACCGATGCGTAGATGCTCTTGTACGCATTCGCAACGTCAGCATCAATGCTGGAGGCCAACTGCGAGATACGCGGCTTAAGAACGCGCTCTGCGAAGTCGTCCAACTGCATCGTCAGCTCGGCAGAAGTGAAGTTCACGCCGATATGCTTTTGCGTCGAAACGGTCAGGGTGGTGTACTGCTCGTTGTCGTCCTGAACTTGCAGGGCGGCACCGTCAGTGACCAAAGCGCGATCCGGCAGACGGATACGCAGGGTAGAACCAATCTTCGCACCTTCAACAGCAAAGCTGTCGTCGTACTGACGGTTCACGTTACGGGTGAGGACCAGATTGTTTTCCAAGATCTCCAGGGCTTTCCTGGTGATCATGTCAATCGTTAAGATACTATTTGACATGGTAATTCCTTAAAAGTTAGCGATATTGAGCTTGTGCCTTCTTAATCTGGCGCTGCCGTTCTGCTTCAATCCATTCCGAGGTAGACATTGTTTTGATCGATCTGGGATCGGTCGTGTCATAACTCGGATTGCCTGAAGTCCTAGCAGTCACCGGAGTAATTGGCGCGGGCGCGGACGTAGTACGTTTAACCGGGACATCAGTGGCTATTTTAGCCTCAATCCGTCCAATCTCTTTTGCTTGCAAAATAGGACTCAAGCGAGAAATACGATCAGCTTCTTTGGGGTTAGACCCTAGCCAGTAGGCTATATCTGGGCCTGCCTCAGATGCTTGAACCGCTTGAGCCATCACGGTTGTGATTTTAAGACTTGGGTTGTACGCGACCTGTTCAAAGTCATCGTATTTGGCCCGAGCATCTTCCTCACGTTCGTGATATTTGTCAAGAATCTCCGTCTGCTGGCGTTGCTGTTCGCGCTGTTCAATTAGTTTAAGAGCTTTTGCTTCTGCGTAAGCATCAACCGATTCAAACTGATCTACAGGCGGCAAATCAACGACAGCGGGCGGCGGCGCTTGACGCTCGCGTTCCCACTTTCGCTGTTCTCTTGCGAGACGTTTTTGAATCGCAGCATCCAATTCCTCTTGGGTAAAAGTTTTGGGTGCGGCAACTTCCGGCATTTCTACTACAGGTTCTGGAGCCGCCGTAGCTTCCAGTTCCGGCGCGGGCGCTACTTCCGCTTCAATCGCTACTTCTTCCGACATTTTGAATCCTAAGATTCCCCGGTCTGCTGGGCCGGTACAGTTCTCAGATTATGCGCTCAGAAGGCGCGTGTCAATGTTTAAGCAATGTATGTAACGGAAAATGCAAGTGATTGATTGGCACCAGCGCCAAACGCCAGAGCTGTTGATCGATCGGCCGCAAGGTAAAAATCCAATTGAGTGGATGTTATTGTTGGTGACGCTACCACAGGATCTGTCCCTAAATTTGCAATGGATGCCGCGCCATATCCATTCTGTGTCACTGCAAGAAATGGCAGTCCTGTTACGCGCACATCACCTGTTGCACCTGTGGTGTCAACATTTATAAATTCCGCAGTTACAAAAACTTGCCGACCAATTCGCGTCCAAAGACCCGTTGTTGTCACAGGTGTTGATGGATTGGCCGTGCTTCCTGTAAGCGTAGCCGTCCAGGTTCCTTCGTCGTAATAGTTCAGGTACGCTCCGTTGATAGTTCCTGGAAACTGCAACTGACCAAACGCATTGGCAACTTTAAACAACCCGCTTCCGTTTGTGACCGTCCCAACAAATGGCCCAATGTCTTTCATAGCACGGGTAATGATGTCATGGGGCGTTGTTATGTTACGTTTCTGCCTCTCGCGCTTTTATCTCATAAGGGTTGTAATATACTTTTAAGGCAAAGCCAACGTAATGCCTTCCATATTTTGCATCTCAGCAGTAATGGTGTAGCAAGTCGCATCGCCATATACAGGAGTCATGACAAGTGACCACACACCGCTAACACGCGTTAATGTAAATGCTGGCCCGACTGTTGGGCCAACACTGTTGCCAGCTGCTACGTTGTAAACGGTAGAAATGTTATCTCTAAATGTTGTTGCAGCTTCTTGATAAACAGACACAACAATTTCTGCCAATCCGACAGATGTTGGAAACACCCCATCGTAGTAGGAGACAGAAAAACGACACGCGCCATACTCAACACCGGCAACCAAAGCCGCTGTTAGCGTTGCGATGGTAGACCCAGCAGACAATACAGCCTTGTTAATTTTTTCTTGAACTTGATTATCTCTGACGCGCCCTTGTGTGTACCGCAGTACGGTACCAGCGTCTTGAGATTGGATGTACGGAGGAATGTTCTCGTTCCCAACATACTGGCTGCCTCCCGCAAGACTTTTGAAAGTGTTTCCGTTAAGCGGCAGCCCTGAATTATTGTTAATAACCTTTGCGCCGCCAATAACAAGAATGTTATACGTTGTTCCTGGGCTTGTAAGATTAGCAAACGCACACGAGTTTAATGTTAATACTCCTCCGTTTACAGTAACAAATGCGGTTGTTCCAGCATTTGCGCCGTACACAAGAAAGTTACTGCAAGAATTTAACGTAATTGTTGAGTTGCCACAATAAATAGCTGCATCATTTTTTATTTGAACATTTTCATGCCCACAACCGTTAAAACTCAAAACACTTACCAACAAGAAATAGGCTCTATCGCTTATGTTGTCAGCGGCACAAGCATTAAAATTTGAGTATTGCAATCCGTAAATATAATATCCAATATCGCAATCTCTCATCCAACAGTTGCTCGCGTCCAATGCTGTGCCCGTTGCACTTCCAGTTCCATCATCAGCCCACTGAATGCCAACTGTCGTAGAAACCCAGCCATAAGTCGGCCCACCGCCAATTCCCTTCTGCGTGTTTGAATTGCAAATCAGTTTGTTAAATTGCGTCAACCAAGAATCATAAGTAAAAAATCCGATTTGACATTGATAGATGTAAACATTGTCAATGGACAATTTTGTGGTTCTAGGGGCATAAATGCCGTAATTAACTAGATAGCCATTGCTCTCAAGTGTTATGTTGGAAATGGCGCACAGTTCTGAATACTCATTGTTTGCGTGCCGCAAAATAATAATTGCGTTTTGTGCATAACTGTCTGTAACAGCACCGCCACGAGCAGTATTGCTCCCCGTGCCAACCGTATTCGTGGTTTTAATAATCTTTGTGCCTGGGTTTCCACCACTAGGCGTATAGTCAACTTTTTTGACACCCTGTCCAATAAGTTGTACACCAGAGTCCATATACAGCGGCGCGGTGATTTTGTATGTACCTGCCGGTAAATACACTTTCCCTGCTGCGTTTATAGCATTTTGAATTGCTTGAGTGTCATCAGCAATTCCGTCACCAACGGCGCCATAGTCTTGTACATTGGCAATGGCATTTTGAATCATTGAAAAAGAAACTTTTGTCAGGCTCATTTTTTTTCTCAAACGTTATATTGCAAATTGCCATCAAGCTGATGCCCATCTCCACCAGGATAAAGCCCCAAATAAGTTAAAATGCCAAAAGATGTATTTCCATTAAAGCCAAGACTTTGAATCATATATCCGTTAACACCGTTTTCACGACCGCTACCAGCAGCAAATCCGCTAATTGCAAAAGGCAACCCACTTACAGAAATTGATTGCGATCCTGTTCCGTTTGTAGTGATGGCAATAGAAAAGTTAATAAAAACGCGCCGCCCAATCCGAGTGTAATTTCCAGAGACTGTTCCGAGGGTGGTAATTGTTCCGGACGAAGCCGTCACTGTTGGAGTCCACGTTCCTTCCTCATACCAGTTCAGCAACTGGCTCGTCATCCCTGCTGCAGGGGTGTTGGCGGTGAAGTTAACGCCTTTGGCTGCGGCGTTTGGCACAAAATTACCACTCGTCAACTCCGCATTCCCCGTTCCCTTTGGGGTCAGCGTAATGCCGATGTTTGTGTCTGACCCTGTAGCCGAGATCACTGGATTTGCGCCTGTCGCGGCGTTTGCTACTGTCAGCTCATTGACTGCTGATGCCGTCGTTGTGATCGTGATGACTTCGTTGTTGTTGTTGTCGTTGATTCCCGTGGTTTGAATGGTGCGACCTTTGGTGACATCAGCCGCGCTGACTTTAACGGTTGTGCTTGACTGCACAATCGGCAGTACTTCGCTCCCCGCAAGCGGTGTCGTTGCTGCGGTAAGTTGTGAAATTTTTTTGTCGGCCATGTTTTACCTCATTTAGTTGTACATGACTTCAATGGATGAAGTAACTGGGGGTGCTGTGGAAAACGTTAGCGTTGTACCCGCAACAGTGTAGGTATTTTTCTGCTGATACACACCATTGATATATACGAACGTGTAATTTTCGCCAAACGATGCGGTATTAAGAGTAAATGTTGTTTGCGCTCCTGTGCCAGTAAAATTCTGTACTTGATACGATGCGGCACCAATTCCACCAATATTATCTAACGTAGCTAACAAGACGCCCGTGCTTGTTTCCAACACAAATTTGTAAAGCGGCGGCAATAGCCAAATTTCACCACCAGATGGAACGCGGCCAGCAGCATCCAAAACTATGGGGTTAGTGTGCGCTACATTGCCAACATAGGTAGTGTAGGTGGCTTGAGGTGTAGTTGTTCCGGCAGCGTAAGAATATATCTTGCCTCCGGTTAATGGATCGCCGCTATTGTCAAAAAATTGTACTCCGGCGCCGCCAAATGGTGATAAAAAGACCGCCATTGATCTACTCCAACAAAATCAAGCCGCCGTTTTCTTGGACAAGGTTGTCGCCGTTTTCACAAAGAAGATTGCTCTGAGCTTGAGCGCCTGCGTAGCCAGAAAACAGCGACACGAGGCTACCGAGGCCGATAGCCACCGCGTTGCGAAGGTCAGGGCCAAAGAAGCTCATTGCTTGTTGATCGGCTTGCAATAAGCCGTCCCATCAGTGCTTCCGATACGCAGCACGCTCACGCGCCAAGGCGCGCCAGTGGAGTTGATCGGCACTACGAAAGGAATCGGGGTGAACGCCGGGATCGGCGTGCTGGAGCTGGTGGCCGTCACGCCTACGCCGACCTCGACGTAGCAAGGCTGGTCGCACCAGACCAGCACGCCTTGAGGACCGGGCGCCCAAGCAGTAGTGTTTCCGGCAGTCGCACCTGCGGTCGCCGTGTAGGCCGGGTAATCGGTTTTACCCATCGGGTTCAGAAGTTCCATGATGCGTCCTTATGCCAAAAACCGAAGTTTGTAGAGCGTGCTGAGGTACAGCCCAACAATCTCGTCGATGATATTTTGCAACGCGGTTTCGGTCTTGTCACAGACTTCGTACCGCACCTTCTCGATTTCGTCGAGCTGATCTTGGAGAAACTCCACGATATTCGACGTTTTGCGGGCGTTCATCAGCGAGATTGGGCCCATAAGCCCGTACTTTCCTTGGTACGCCTCGGCAAACTTGTCGGCCAAGTCGACGATTTCATCGTAGAACGTGTTCAAGGCCATGTGTTTGGAGAAACTCCGGGTGTTCAGATGCACTGAGTGCGCGACATCGCGCGCCAAGAACATCATGCCGACAAAATCAGCGGCTTTCATGCTTGCCCTCCTTGAGGCACGATATCTGGCATCGGTGTGGCCTGCTGGGCCTCTTCCTGACGTTCCATTGCGGGTGACTCCATGCCTTCATGTCGCGGGTTTTCTTCAATCGGGCCCATCATTTGCTGCGGAGGTATCAAATCCCCCATGTCTTGGGCCGCTGCGATGGTGCCCATGACAATGTCCTGAATCTGTTCCATTGTCATGCCGGCCATCGTGGCCGAAATGCGCTTGGTTTCCGCATCAAACGCCTTGACCTTGGACTCAAACTCGCGGATTTGAACGTCGCGAGCCTCAATCGACTGGTTGACGTTCTGCAGCATGTTGAACATCTGCTGCATCTCTTGCGCCATCGCCTGAATCTGCTGATTGGCGGCTTGCAGGGCTGGATCGTCGTCCTCGTTGGCGAGCAGTTTGGGGTCGATCGTCTTGCGCAGACGGGCGGCCATCTCTTGGGCCCCCGGCCAGTCCATGTTCTTGACGAACAGGTCGCCGGCCACAGCCCACAGGTTCGGGTTGCCCTGCAGAATCTGCGACATAGCGTCCATCGCCTCTTGGCGCTTGGTGGCGTAGCCTGGGCCAGTGACAACCACTACATCGTACTTACCGACACTTGGGTTGTAGATCTTGTCGATCACAATTCCTTCTTGGTTCTGGATCTTACGCACGGCCTCTGGTTGCGTAGGATCAATCTTGACCATCTTCGTCTCGCCATCCAGCCCAATGATTCGAGCGATGCGTTGCGTGTCGTAAATCTTGGGGATTAGGTCAACGAGTTGGCGGCCAACGTAGCGCACCGCCCGAGCCAAATTGTCTTGGTAGTGATAAGTGCCAACGTCGCCCTCGCGCTGGCGAGCCAAAATAGCCCTGCCCGAACGCTCATTAGACTGCTGACCAAGACTTGCGTTGTACTGCCCCGTGGCGCTCTTAATATCCTCGGAAGCGCCCATTTTGGCCTGTATAAGACCAGTCTGGGCCATCGGAGGCAGCGCACGTTGCGGCAGCGGCAAAACCGCGCCCTGACCGTCCGTTACGTCAGGATTGACCTCCAAATAAGGCCAATTCTGCGTGTTTGCGGTCTTCCAC